AAATGAAGAAGAAAAAAAGAAATTGGAAGCAATCATAAAAAAAGATAAAGCCAATAAAAAGAAAGAGTTGGAGGAGTTTAAAAAAATGCAGGAAGAGTCTAAAAAAGAGCGCTCAAAAACAAAAGAAACTCCAGCAGTTAAAAAACCAGCGGTTAAAAAGCCAGCGGTTAAAAAAGAGGTGGTGAAGAAAGTTGCTCCTAAAAAAAAGGTAAGAACTACTAAAAAATAGTCTGTTTCAATTTCTTTATTTTCAAATTGTAACAATCATCTTTAAATACCCACGTTCCATTACCATCAGGGTCTACCTCTCCTTTTTTACCGAAAACTGCTTGTTTAAAAAAAGCTTTTTTCTTCTTGTAACCTAAGACGTAGGCAGTTCTCTTATCTTCTGTGATCCTCACAAAAACATAAAAATCACATTTCTGTCTGGTATTAAAAGCAGATATAGAACAGTTGTAATTAGAGTTGGGTTTAACGGTTGTTCTTTTTGTTTTAACATCAACCCGATCACCGTCTATAACCAAATCATAATCATAGTTGTTCTCGAACTTAACCTCGTACACCTTTTGGTAAAGATCATGTACTATTATTTCACCTAATGCCCCGTAAATATTACCCTGACCCTTAGTAATTGACCCGTTTAGAATTTTATCTTTTAGTTCTCCGTAATGAGCTGAAGCTCGTTCCAGTTGATTATCAGTTATTTTTATTTCTATCATCTATTTGCTAAAGCTTCCTCAGCAATTTTTTTATCTAAATCCCAATTGTCTTTGATGATTTTGATAACATATTTTGGATCAACATCTTTCGAAAAAGCAATATTCGGACCGTGTCCCTCTAAGTGAACCACCCAGATACCTTCAGCGACCTCAAACATACCTTCTGTAGTATTCAACCCACACTCATCCGAACCACACTCAAACGCCTCCTGAGAGCGTGTGTAAGAGTGCATTGGCGACCCTTCCTTTAAAGGGCAGTGAAAATGAATAATAGAATCTACTTTATCACCCAATCTTTTGTAAATCATACTTTGAGTGTGTTCGCCAACAGATGGTTTTGCACCTTCAGCTACAATAGAACCATCTTCCTGAGGGAATATTTTTGCCACACCATCTGTAAAAACATTGTTGTGATCAACTTTTCTAACAGAAGATATTCTGGCATATTTTTTCCCTGTCACTTTGCACCCAAAATGACCCGCTGTTTTTCCTCTAAACTCTTTATAAGCTTTTAAATGAAGGCAAGCAACAAGAACCCTAACAAAATTTTCGGGAATACAACCATTCTCCCACAGTTTATTCAATTTAGCTTTTTCCCCCTCTCTAACTGTTGTTCTGTGAAAGCTTAAATTAAGACGATCAAAAATCATCGAACTCAATTTAGCAACAGATTCTTCACGAGAGTTATCTATATAAGGGTATTCCTCTGGGGTGATAATCATTGAAGCTCTTTTTTTAATATCATTGGCAAACACAAGATTAGAAGAAGTCCTTTTAAGTTGGTTTAAACCTCTTTTGTAAGTCTCATCAAAAGACTCGCCATAAGTTGCTTTAAATGACACCAAGAAAATATCTTTTCTTTCTTTTCGAATAGAATCAATAATCTTATCAGCTGGAATTAAAGTTACTTTATAATCATTAGAAGAAGATAAACGTAAATCTACTTGATTATCAATAACTGGTAAAGAACCTAAACTCCTTCTTTCCCAAGAATTAAAAGCTTCAACCGCTGAAGCTTTAAAATCAGCAACTGCTGCTGCCATGATAATACATCGTGTATCATCTTGTTCCACCAAATAGTCTACAACCTTTTTTAGATCATCATTAGTTTCTACCCACTTAACTCCAGAAGCATCACACACTTCTTTGTATTTCATTTGAAGACTTGAATCACCAAAATACATAAAAGCACTAAAAGCCATTGCTGTAGGCATAAGTATCACCTCATAATCTGACTGGTCAATCAAATGCCTATAAATATCAACACCAACTGTTCCGTAAGCGGGAGCAGTTATAGCTAAGTGAGGAGCTACCTTATTGATTGTTCCTCCTGTAAAAATGTAAATCTTTTTCATCTATTTTATTTTTCTTGCGATTGCGTAACAATCTGCATCCCAACCTCGTTCTGAAACACCATAAGAATGTTCAAACTCGTATGTTCCAGATGGCACTTCAATTAAGTTTGCTACCGATTCTATATCTCCACCAATACTTAAGAATTCATCTTTATCCATGACAGAATACCACCAAAGGTCAGCGCAGATATGACCAAGTTCTTCAAGGGTTTCATCAACAGGAAACCCAATATCTGTTTCTTCTGCTCCAAAGTGAATGGCTTGTTCTTTTTCCGACCAATACAGGGTCAGCCCTGTATCTCCGACAAATCCATGAGCCATTCCAAGAGCTTCATGTTTTTTGATGTATTTTATCTTGTGTTTAATATCATTTCCACCAAGACCTATTTCAAAGGGAGGTTTGTTTACTAAACTCCTAAAGCAATCAGCAAAAACAATAACTCCAGAAGGGACATCTATCTTAAATCTAAAATCAGAGTAGTCTTTTAGCTGGAAATAATCCTCTGTCACTTCGTAGTCATTAAACGACCCGAATTCTGATTCTACCAAACCCCTACAAAGCTGAACAGCTTTCTCTTTGTTTTTGATAAATTTTGATGCTTTTGCAATATCATCAAGCAAAATAGGTTCTTCCAAAGACTTATATAACCCTTCAATAACCCTTTCTAATTCAATTAATCTCATAGTTCGAAAAAATTTCATACTACGAATTTAAGAAAAAATCAGATCATAGCATAGAAATAAACAAACAAAAGAACGGACACGACAAAAGCATCAAGAAAAGCCTTGCGGTTAACGCTTTTCACTACACATGTCTCATGGTCAATATTAGACGGTTGACCACAGTGCTTACAATATCTTTTTGCTGTTTCCAAAACCTTTTTTTATAAAATAACTTTACTTTCGGAAAAGCCGACTATATATTACCGTATTACAAACGTATTACGAAAATAAATAGAATGAACAACATTGTGAATAGCAGCTCAAAAGACGGCTGGGAAGTAGAAGAGGTTAATGGAAAAAAAGTGTTATCAATATTCGCTCATGGTGAGCGAGTTCAGATGCATGACCTTGCCGAATTTTCGAATTCATTGAGAGCAGAGCTTGAAACCTCTGTTGATCGTAGAGAAAACAAGTCTATCAATCAAACAAGGGTTATGGAAGATTTTGCATATTTTCTCCATAATATAGATTTCTCTAATTTGCAATATGATGACGGTGATCTTTATAAATTTGATGACCCCATTGTAAGGCAAACGATTGATTCAATGATTTCGAATCGCTTCTTGCTCATTGTTAAGACAAGGCAAGTGTATATGTCAACTCTTCTTGACACTTACGCCCTCTGGAGAGCTGCTTTTCATAATGATAATGTCATGATTATGACAAATAACTCAAATTCAGCACAAAAACACATTGCTAACATCAATAAAATTTCTTGCCTTAAAGGAGCTTTTGAAATGTTAAAAGGTTTTGATGCTACAAATGGAACACGAGATTGTCTTAATTTCCCAAATGGAGGGAAAATTAAAAGTAAAGACGTAACACCTCTTGCAGCAAGAGGTGAAAGTTTAGATTTACTTATTCTTGATGAATTTGCTTTTTGTAAACCTTCGGATACAAAAGAAATCTGGATGGCAGCAGCACCGTCTTTAAGCCTTACCCAAGGGCAAGTAATTATGGCTTCTACACCTTACAAAAGGGAGGGGTTGTTTCATACATTATATCAAAAAAGAAAACTTGAAATAACAAACCCTGAAATACTAAGATACAATGAAGGGCTTAATATTATTGATAAATGTATTGTTCGTAAATATAAATTTAGAAAGGATCATCTAATTTTGAAATTTACCGTTCCAGCAGCAAAAAACATCGAGTCTTATCAAGCGGTTTGTGCAGATGATGTTTACTACGGAGATCAAAAAGTGATTAATAAATATGAGCTTCTCAATATTCATGAAAAATATAGAGGCAAAATGGAAGCTGGCTCTGAGACTATTGATCTTCTTGTTTCGGTAAAGTTAGATTCAATCGTTAGAGATTCAGAATCTGTAAATATAGGATATGATTTTGATTCAAGTAAATTCGGTATTGAATTTATTCTTGTGGAAAAAGGCGGTTACCAATCTGATTTTAATTTGATAGAATTTCCTTTTGCTTCTATCAAATCAACAGTAGATCGTGCTATATTACCTCCAAGAGAAAAAACAGAAAATCTTGGTATTGATGCAGCTGATATGATTCACGACATTATGAGTGGAGAGGAAATTAATTCCCAAGGATATAAAAGACTTAAAAACGGTAAACTTCTCATTTCTCCTTCAAGAATGAGTCCTATTTTTTCTTCCGATATAGATTTTCATTGTGAAATGGATTGTAAATTTATTCCAAGGGAACTCAAGAAAGGTAAAGATAAAATTGTCAATGTTAGAATGGGAGGAGATATGTTGGATAAAGTGGAAGAGAGAATTAATGAAATCTCTATTTTAACCCAGAAAGAATCAAATCTTTCTGATTATATTCGAGGTTTAATCCAGAAAGACTTGAATTAACGAATAACTTTTTATACATTTGCTCTTAAATCTATAAAAAACAAAAAAATGTGTTGGTTACTATTATTAGGAATTATTGCCGCAGTTATCTGGGGTTTTAGAAACAAAAGCAAAGTTAGCGGTCTCCTTGATAAGGTTCAAGGGCTACAATTAACTCTTGCAGATGCAAACTCAAACTTGGAGTTTGTTCAATTAGAAAACGGCAAGCTTTCAAAAGAGTTGTCAGAAGCTAATTCAACAATGGATACTCAATCCAGAAGAATTGCTGAGTTGGAACGTAAATTGGACAACAGCCAAACAAGACCACCTGCAAGTGGTAGTTTGGAAGATTCTGAAGCTACAAAGAAAACTGGAAGAATGCCTTTCTTTACTGTCTTCACTGATGATTCTGGACAGTTCCGATGGAACTTCAAAGCTAAGAACAACAAAATTGTTGCTGACTCAGCTGAGGGTTACACAACAAAACAGAATGTTGAAAAAGGTTTGAATACGTTGATCAACTCTATTAAAGAGGATGATTATAAAATCAAGATCAACGACTAACTTATCAGGAGTAAATGTCATCAAAAAAGGGAAGTTTAAACTTCCCTTTTTTTATGTCTCAATTATTTCAGACCAGTCATCCATGTCATCCATTAGACTAACCTTGCCTTCGCCAATCTTTAATAAATGCTCTAACATTCCAGCGCCATAAGATGTAATTGTTCCATACGCTTTCTTGTGGCATTTATAACAACTACCGCTGAATCCAATAAAATAATAGAACTCATCATCTTGTTCAACTTGTTCAATTCCAGAGTTGAGTTTCCAACTATCACTACCTAAGTATCCTCCCGCCCAAGTTCCGAAAACTTTATAGTCATTGTCAGGTAATTTTAATATTACCCATCTCTCAGGTATTTGACTTATATTTCTTTCCATTATATCTCTGGATAAACGAAACGTCTTGGTTTATTGCCATTTTGAATAGTTGACATTCCGTGTTGCACAATCTCGTCATAAGAATCTAAATGTTCAATAAGCATTCCAAGCTTATTCGCATTACATACTCCTTGAAGATCAAAGCAATGAACATGAGCCATCAAAGGGGTGATTTTATCTTCTTTAAACTTCCCCACTTTACCGTGAACTCCAAGCAATATCAATTCAATCATATTACTTCTCTCATGATGTTCTTTACTGGCAATAAAATCATAACAGTGTTTCATATACAAAAAAGAATCATCTTCTGGATACATAAACGCCAACCCTAAGTAAGTCTTCCATTGCGTATGGAGAGCGATATTATCAAGAATGGAGTTATATGACACTTTACCTCTCATAGATGTTTCAACACCAAAAGTAACAAGAAGCTTATTTGGAACTTCCAAATCTTTTACAGCCATTTCGTTAATAGTTGAATGAAGCATATTTCCACAACCTTCTTCGTCACCCATCATAATAGATGTCATTCCATAGCCGCAGAATATAATGGTATCAATATTATGTTTATCTATGACTTTTTGGTAACACTCTTTCAATTGCCTTATACTTTGTCTTAACATTAAGTAAACTGGGACTTGTTCATTGTAAGTTTGTTCAAACCACATTGAAACCATCCCAGAAGGATAGTGTTGAAGCCATTGTTTCATGTTTGATCCAACCATAAAAAGTCGGTCTTTCAATATTTCTTGGGGATCAGTGGCTGCATCAAGCTCGTCTAAATCTAAATTTGAATAGTTAACTAAAGTAACCTGCTTGCCCTCTGCTATTAATTTGTAATAAAGAGGTAAACAAGAGAGTAAATCAAAACCTCCTCCAACTCCTGCTAAAAGGATGTTGTTTGAATTTTGAACTCTATTTTCAAATGGTTCTGCAAAATTAATCATTGTTTTCTGGTATTATAATCTCAACTTCTTCTGAGTAATCAATTTGGTTTAACATCTCATTAAAAAACGTATCCACCTGAGTCGTGTTTTCACTTCTTTCAAGATCGTTTAATGACGAGCCTTTTATGCTTTTATTTAAAGATATCTCTCCATCTTGGATGATCGATATATTGAAATCACACAAAGGAGGAAAACCAACACTATCTATTTGAGACAACATTTCTTGAACCACCATAAAAACGGCTGATTCATGGTGGTAAGCCTTAGAAATGTTAACCATTTCACCTGTCAGCTCTGCTTTGGATTGAATCCCAAGCTCCTTTTCAAAAATTTCTATGATAATTTTTGCATCATCAGGAATTCTTTTTATGAATGTGGTAGTTTCTGCCATTTCTTCTTTTCTATTAACTGAACACCATCAAAACATTGAAACACGTAAGGTTTATGTATAGGGTGGTAGCTGCGGTTTACATTAGTAGCGTTAATATAAGTAATTCCACCTTTAATATCAACTCCTCTGGATTCATGTATATGACCAAAAACATTCATCTTCAAATTAGGAAGATTTATAATGCGAAGCGCAAGTTCTTTATCACCACAATTTTCACCTTTTATGTTTGTATCTAAAATACCTTTTGGAGGACAGTGAGTAATCAAAATCTCCGTATTTTCAGGAATCATCTCAAAAGCTATTTGACGCACTTCATCTCTTTCAACATTAAATGCCCAATTTTTAAATTGAGGTTGAATTGGAGTGCCATAAAAATGAATCCCCTTAACTACAGCTGATTCATTTTCTAAATATATAATACCTTCTGGAATCAAACTTCTTGCGTCTCGATCTTGAATCTCTCCAAAAGTGAAAAGTCTGTCAAACTTCTCACCACCACTATCAAACCAAACATCATGATTTCCAGCAATAAGAATTTTATAAGGAACATCTAAGGCAGCAAACCATTCAAGAAAATCCATGCACTCTTTTTGACTTCCAAGCATAGAGAAATCCCCAGAATGAACGAGTA